TCTTTGCCGACATCATAGACTTGCAAAAATCTCTTTTACTATTTGTCTTTCTAGTTAAAAACTCATCTTCTGCATAAACATATCTAACTCTGTAATAATCGTAAGTCTTTTTACTAATACCATCTTGTTCGGACTTTCTATTAGGTAATGCTCTACCTGTACTTGTGCTTGTTAATTCAAGCTTTTCATTTACTATGTTATTAAGTTCTGCTTCAAAATCAAAATCTGCGTGTTCACCATCTACTACTTCTTCTTCTACTAATTCCCAATCTTCAGGAATATCTTCTACTGTTTCTAAGAATTTATCTAATTCAGTAAGCTCTGACATCTTTTGGTAATCATCTTCCGCAACTGTTTCATCTTCTGTAAGTGATTTTAAGCCCATCTCAGCTCTTATTTCTTCTTCAGTCATAACTTCCTTCATATCATCAATAGTCCACTTAGTAGTGATAGGTTTAAGCTGAACAAATTCTAAAGGTAAATTCATTTGATTTACTTCTAATATTTTTCCTAATGTTTTTAAGATATGAATTTGAAAACCTCTTACTACTGTGTTATTGTAAAATTCAGCAGCACTATTTAATTCATCTGCATTTGAACCTAATCCTGTGTCGTTTTTAATCCCCATCAACATAGGTGAGGTAACTCTATGTCCTGTTAAGATGTTTTGTACCAATAATTCTTGGAGTGCTAAGTATTGCTCAGAAGCGTTTGATACTGCAATAGGAGTTATCTCAGGTGTCCTAGTCTTATCGTCTGAGAACGTCAATATAAACTTTCCTGAGTTACTTGCTCCCGTAAACTTTTCAGTAAGACTTCTTTCTATTTGAAATCTTTCCTCCTGAGATGGAATTCCATTTGCGAAACTGATGAAGTACGAACCACTAAACCCATTCTGTATATTATTTAAGTGAAACTCTGCAACTCTCTGATCTACTAAAGCCCAATTGTTAGCCGCTAGGTAATCAGGTGTATGGTAGATGTCCATATTAGGACTATAAGCTCCTGTGTAAAGTAATTGGCTAGGTGAAGTTCTGTCCTTCACGTTAAAAGCAGGAACAGGCATTGGTTTATTTCCTCTGACATTGCTCCAATCAGCACAAACATAATAAGTATCTACTTTTCCTAGTTCATTCGGTTTACCTGCTCTAATACGTTCTACAGGAACGTGATGTATCTCAGCTATTTCTGTTCTTTCTCTATTCCAAATAATATTAAGTGCATAAGCTCCCTGAAGTTTAAAGTCAAAAGATAGTTTTTTAACTACTTCGTGTAGACTTTCGTTTCCGTTTGCGTGAGCTAAGAACTTTTTAAGTTTAACATAAGCTTCTAAATTTGTATCATCTTCATCACAAATCAAATCCTCACCTGCAATCATCTCAGCAGTAGCATTTATAATAGCAGCGTGTGTTGAGCTGTTGTAGTATAAGTCAATTAAGAACTGAGGATAGAGGTTTTTCCATTCATCTGTTCCATACTCTATGTAATCCCTTCCTCTAACTTCTTGAACTATTGGTGAAGTTGAGCTTTCTAAATTGATTGATAAGATATTTTCCATATTATAGTTTTGATAGTCTTGAATTTATGTTAGCAGTTAAATCAGCACTTGTTGAACTATATAATTGAACCTCTTTTATAGTACCATTAAAGAAAGTACCACCTGTATTAGTTCCTAAATTGTCTATTCTTATACTTCCTGAACGACTTTGTGCTGCTGAAATTGATACTCCGTTTCTATAAGCATTTACATTATCACTACCATCTCTAGTTATTACTAAATAGTCATCACCAAAAGTTCCTGAAGATAAAGTAAAGTTAATAAGCCCTGCTGATACTCTTATTCTTAATACAGTAGTTGATTGTATTTTTAAAAAAGCATTTGTCGCGTCGTCATCTCCTAAAATAGTATCTCCCGAAGCATTTGAAAAATCCCCTCTTATAGCTATTGTACAAGCACCTGTAAGACCAATTTGAGATGAAGCAAGATTATCGTCAGTACCATCAAACGTTAAAACTCCACCACTATAAGCAGGTTGTGCTGAAGCAGTACTTTGTATCATATCTATCCCATTACTAGAACTGTCCGCCCATTGACTGACATCAGAACCATTAAGGGTAATCCCTACTGCATTTTGATACCAAGCTTCTAAACTAGCTTCATCATCAGGAGACCAACCCCCTAAAGTTTTTATAGATGATAGATTTAACCCTTGTTTTAAAGATAACATATTTTATGTAGTTGGTCCTTCGTTATAACCTACTCCAATACCGCTAGTCAAAGTAATTGCGGTTACGTTCATAAAAAGAGTTGTTCCCGCAGGTAAAGTCGTTACTAAAGCACTTTCTCCTGTTGCGTCTGCTACTGTTATTGAAGCTACTTCACTTTCAACAGGAAAGTACACACAATACCAATCTTTACTTGTTTGTGCTACTGTTGTGAATACTACTGTATCACCATTCTTCCCTAGTTGTTCTACTAATAATTGTTGTACGTTTTCTATTGCCATTTTTTTATTTTTTTATTTTTTGTTTCTACTGTCCGTAGTATATATAATTTGTTGAACTTGGTTCTTCCCTTTGAGTGTATTGTACTTGCTGAGTTCCGTCTTTTTCTGCTACATACATTTTACCTTTAGTTACAAGTCCTTGCACTATTCCTTTATCAGAAGCAGCAGGTGCTAGTACATCATCTTCAGTTGCAGGTGCATACCCACTACTTACTGTTACTGTTCCCGCCCAAGAAACTTCATAAGCTTCATACTTCCAATAACCCGCAGGTAATAACTTTGTTTGTCCTATATACATATTAGGAGTTGGAGCATATCCAAGCACTATATAAGTGTACCTGTCGTAAATTGTTTCAGTATTACCATAAACATATTGAACTGAGCCATCCATATCATTTGTAAACTTAATTAAGTGTCTTATTTGAGTTGAAGCTACTGAAGTATCTATGCGATTATCTTCAGTTTGTATAAATGCATTAAAGGCTGTCTCTGTTGTAGCTTGTATCATAGTATCTTAGTCTTACTATATAATAGAAAAATAGTGTTTTTATTTGTCTTATGTTAGTATTAAAAAGAAAAAGGTGAACCGAAGTCCACCCTAATCAAGAAAATATGAAAACACTTAAAGTGAAAGTATTTTATTATGAAGTTACGATTGGAATTTGAGCACCACTATCTGCATTATCAAACGGGTCGTCTGTATAATCTACAACCATATTAAATGGTTCAGCTTCCAAGCCATCAAATGTAAGAGTGTAACCATTACGGTCACCAAATCCTGCACCACTATCAGCAGTTCCTGCGTTTAATGACATAGAATTTTGTCTACCTAGACAAACAATAATATCGTGTCCATTAGCCAATTGTGCATTTAGTTGAGCGAATACTATTACCTGAGTTTGACCTAATAACTTTATCTCGTTTTGATCTTCTTTCGTTAATTTGTTAAGAACCATTGAAACAGTCGGAGTATAGAACAAAGTTCCGTTCTCAGTGCTTCCTGTAATTGTTTCATTTACTGTTGTAGAACCTCTTGGCACTACATATTTATAGATACTATCAGAACCCATATCAATATCTGATATCTCACCACTTGCAGCAGTAATTGATATCACTTGGTCGGAGACTGCAAAATATAGGGCTTTTACACCACCTGATATTCGTGAGCAATCAAGACCCCTTCCTTTAGTTAAACTTGTACAAGCCATTTTATTTTGTTTTTTAAAAGTTAAGGGAGTGAGGGTTTAACCCCCCACTTCCGTATAATCTAGTTGTTACGCTTGGCTTACTACGTCAGCACCTATTCCTACTTGAACACCTCCTGAGAACTTAGCTACAACTCTTAAATTGTCGCTTCCGTCCAATTCTGACATATCTAATGCCTTAATGTTAGTTTCGTCTGATAACAGGTCAGTTCCAAAGAATAAGTTTGAAGTTTCTGCTGCACACATTACATCATCTGACATTCCCGGACAAGGGTGTATTTTTATTCCTTCAAATACAGGTTCGTAAGTGTCATTCATATTGTAAGCGTTTACATATCCTAAAGTAGATATTGCTGAAATATAAAAACGGTAAGTTTTCATATTCATATAAATTCTTAAATCATCTCTACCATATACGTTAGCAGGGATGTCCGCTACTAAAGTTTGTAAGTTAGCGATAATATTAGCTGCTGTATAAGCACCTGAAGCTGAAGAAGATACTACGTTTCCATTTACTGCAAATGCTCCTGTTGTTGCT